GTCACATATATATTAAAGAAGTTTTCTACTGCTGCCGTTGTCACGCTTGCAGTCGCGCTGTTCAGCGGTTCACCGTTGATGGCAAGCGCCGCAGTAATAGCTTCCACTGTGCCGCCAGTAGGGATAGCAATGTTTGCACCAAAACTCACCTTATACCGCGCCTTGCACTGGTTCGTGATTCCGCGCAGTGTGACGATGCCCGCGCCTTCACGATGCACAATGCAGCCCTTACCAGCCACCGCCGTTTCAGTCAGCGGCACGTTCTGGCCTGCTGCCACGCTCACGGTATTGGCGTTTGTAAATTCAGCCATAAAATCATTCCTTTCAAAAAAAGATAGTGGCGGGACGATTGCCCCGCCACATTTTGCACTATCGGCACGGGGCCGAACATGTCAGATGTTCCGACAAGTTGCCGTATTCATTTTTAGCATCCGCAGCCGTTGCAGGTGCCGCAGGTGCCGCAATTTCCATACTGATACGGAGCAGGAACGGGGAAAGCCGGAACAGGGCGGGGGTTGTAGTAAGCGAGCTGCCCGCTCATATAGGCTTTCAGCGTTTCATTTTGCGCAGCCTGACTTGCGGCAAGCTGTGCGGCAAAAAGCTGCTGGTTCTGCTCGGCAATCTTGGCATCTTTAGCCTCAATGCGCTGCGCCGTCAGTGCGTCAAGCACAGCGCGGGCGTTCGCGTTCTGGTTTTCGATGATGTCCCGAGTGCCGTTCTGAATGGTCTGGCGCGTGTCGCAAGCCTGCGTAGCAAGGTTGTAGTTTACGCCCTGAATCGCCTCGCGGGTCTCGCAGCAGCAATTTGCCTGCTGCATCTGCATGGCAAAGAGCTGCTGCATAAATGCGGCCTGCTGGTTTGCGCGGCTGATTTCAGCCGACATAAAGCCCTGCTGCATAGCATTCTGCACGCCGTTGACAAGCTGCGCCTGAGCATAGAAGCCGTCACACAGGCCGTTGTTCACGACGTCGATTTTGCGTTCGATGTTGGCAAAGTCGCTGGTAAGGATGTAACCATCGACAGCGCCAGCACCATTATTGCCGCCAAATCCGTTGTTGCCCCAGTTACCGCCCCAGCCGCAGAAAACGAAGAGGAAGAGAATAATAATATACAGCAAACCATCGCCGCCAAAGCCCCAGCCGTTGCCATTGCCCGTATTCGCGGGCTGAACAGGCATTGTCATAACAGTGCCGTCCGAAGAAAGACTCATGTTTAACTCCTTTCAAAAGTTGAATGTATTGTTCACCGTGCGCACGGGTTGAACCTATTTTAAAAAGCTCTGAAACTGCTGCGCCATCGCTTGCAGCTGGTTTAGCTGCGCTTGGCTCATCTGCCCGGATTGCAACAGCTTTTCGACTTCCTGCTTGGGGTCTCCCTGAAAGTTATTGCGGAACTGCTGAAACTGCTGCATCATTTGCTGAAATTGTCCCATTGCGCCCGGCATTTTGCCGCCGCCAAGAGCGTTAAACAGAGGGTTGCTCATTGTCTGCCTCCTTTTTCTTTCGCGTCAAAGGCTTGTCTGCCGTCAGCGCGTCAAAGCGGGCTGTCAGCGCGTCGAACTCTTGCCGTGTGACATATTCCTCTTTCGGTTTTTGCGCGGTCTGTGCGGGTTGTTTCTGGCTTGCCGTGCGTTCCGAGTAGTCAAAAACGCGCAATGGCTGCGGCATACCGCTGGCATCGGTGGCCTTAATGTAAAATGTACTGTTTTCGCTGTCCATCAGCAGTACGCTGTTCCCTGCCGCCACCATATACGCTTTGGCTCCCTCTTCGCCTTGCACCCAGATAATAGGCGAGCTTTGCTGTGCCGGTTGCTGCTGCGGATATGCCGCTTGCCGGAGCTGTGTAAGCTGATCGGGCATGGCCGAAGGCATCTGCTGCCCCATTGGATAATAGTTCGGCATATAGCCGGGCTGATACGGTACTCCAAACGCCATAGTCAATCATCCTTTCTGCCAGTAGTACAGCGGCACTTCATCGCCGCTGTCCCATGTATCCAGCCAATCGCCATTTTGCACGCACACAACATGCGTAGCCATTGCCAAAATATACGTGCCGTCCGAGTGGTCTTTTGCAAACTGCGCCACTGTGTAACAATCCGGGCAGCTGTTTGGCAACGTGTAGCGCTTCCACCCACATCGCCGCAGATAACTGCCCCAGACATAGTTTGCAGACGGCATATCATGAAGTTCAAATCCTGCCAACACAAGCGCCGCATATACAGTCGCCCACTCTTGATGCGTTGCGGCTGCAATGGCTCTGACTGTACAATCTCCAACGCGCTTTTGTTCCGGGTTTAGGTTGATTTGCTTGTATGCCATCCGAACCGCTCCTTTTATCTAAATTGTACAAAAAAAGACGGCACAACGTAGGCCAGTAAAGTGCCAACATTGTGCCGTTTTTGGGACAAAATAAAAAAGGCGCGGCCACAAAAGCAGCCGCGCCCTTTAAATCAGCCTATTTTGTTTCTGATGCTGTGTACGCGCCGTTTTACCGTGCGCTCGCTGCAATTCAGTTCTGCCGCAATATCAGCATTGCGCCAGCCGCGCCGCCGAAGCTGCAAAACATCCGTTTCTTCATCGGTCAGCAAACCGCCGACAAAATCAAACTTTGGCATGATTACTCATCCTTCTTGTTCTTGCTTTCGGTCTGTGTGCCAAAATAAAAGGCCACGACCATTGTCACAATGGTCATGACCGTGTCAGGCTGCAGGCCGCCCCGCAATGCCATTACGGCAAAAACTGCAACGACAACCAGCGTCACAATGGTTTTTACCTTAATAAGCGATGCCAGATTTTTCAAAAAATCGCCCATAGATATGCACCTTCTTTCAGCCAATCAGATGCTTTTGCAAATCTTTTTTTGCTTTCTGCATCTGGTCAATGTTGTTTCCATCCAGATTGTGGTCAAGCAGGGCAAGCAGCGCCTGCATGGTCACGCGCTGCCCCTCGTCCATGCGGTCAAGCCGCAATTTGTCGTTTTTCAAAAATTCCTCCATAGCGCTCACACGCGCTTCAAGCTGTGTAATGCGTTTGTCTTGGTCGGCTTTCGGCTTTTTCACAGCGGTGATAACTTTGCTGATAGCCACGCCCCCGGCATACAGTCCGGCAGCAGCACCCGCCGCGTAAATCAAAAACGCCCAGGCCTCCGCAAGTGTAAACGAAAATACATGCTGCATCGGCATCACACCTCCACGAATTTTGCATGGTACGCCTTATCATTGTCTAGCCCGTACTTCTTGGCGATGAGGTAGAACTCCATCGCCGCAGCGTTCGGCAGGACGACGTGATCCAGCCAGACCTCCTGATGCGTCGGCGCGGCGGGCTTGTCCTCTTTGATGGCGGCATCGTACCGTGTCAGGTTGAACTGCTTCACGACCGCCAGCAGACTGGACGTGTAGGTCGGGCTGGTCGCCCAGCCGTCGGCGCGGATGTACTCGCACGCCTTGTGGACGTCGGTACAGCCGACAAGGTTCGAGTAGCGCGGCATGGTCGTCAGCTTCTTGATGTAGTCCTCTACGCAAGCGACCATCGTATCGTAGGCGCGGAAGCCCGCTATGATGGTGATGTACTTACTGCCGTCCCACTCTTTGGTCTGCTTGTTATAAACCTTTCCAGTCCAATTGCTGGCCTTGATGCCGAACAGGTTGTTTGCCTGTACTGCAAGCTCGCTCGTGCCGTAGGCGCTTTCAAGGCAAGCCTGCGCAATGCACAGCGACGGCAGAAGATGCGCGTTCAGGCAGCGGGTCTGGCATTTCTCCACCATGACGGAGATGAAGTTTTCCTCATTCGTCTTGGCGGGTTCAACGGCAGCGCTCGCCCCTTTCAGACGCTTTGTGACCTCGGCGGCGATGTCGGGGAACTTGCTTTTGAGATAGGGGCCGGGGCAGGCCGTGGCAGCGTAAAAGCAGTGCATTGTGAGCGAGCCGTTCTTGTCGCCGGTGTAGGTCAGTTCCTTGATGCCGTTGCGGCGGCAAATGTCGGTGCAAAGGTCGAGCAGCGCGGCATACGCCTTGTCGCTGACGTGCCAGTCCGGTGCGCCGCTGTCGTTGGCAACCTCAATCGTAATAGCCCGGTGGTCGTTCCACGGACTGGACGAACACCAAGAGCGGTCAGCTTCGTGGCAAAACAAGCCGATGCGGCCGCTGCTTTCGATGGCGTAGTTTGCGCTCATCTGGCGAGAGGTTTTACCGACAAGAGCGCCGAAAGCCTCAAGCGTTGTGTTGCCGGCCATGTGGTGGACGGTAATCTTGCTGATGGGCTGGCTCCGGGGCCGGTTGCAGTTTGGGCTGATGGCCGTGTAAACGGCCAGTGCAGAATCACTCATTCTCGTTCTCTCCCTTCCCGTTCGACAGTTCCTCGTCCATTTCGGGCGACAGAATCATTTCATCATTCATCAGTTTCACTCTCCTTTTTATTCCACAGGCGGCGTAGGCCACTCCACCGCGTAGGGGAAGCCCGCCTGCTCGGGCACATCCCGCAGCGCCTGCCGGTAGGTTTTCCAGTCGTCCTTCACCGTCTTGGCATCGCCCAGCACGGTCCAGTCGGTCGCGGCGATCAGCTTGTCCCGCCGCGCGCGCACAATGGCCGCTGCGGCATCGTAGTCGGCCTGCTTGATGATCTCGGCCCACTGGTCGGGGGCCGTCTCCAGCGCGGCGTTTGGCAGCTGCGTGCGCATCTCATAAGTGGTGTAGCCGTAGCCGCCCCAGAGAGTGTCCACATTGGACACAGCCTCGCGGGTGATCTTCTGCTCATCCTCGTAGAGGCGCACCAGCGTCAGGCCGTTGCCAAGGGACTCGGTCTCAAAGCGTGGGCGCTGCTCATTGCATTCACATTTAACCATTCTGTACCACCTTTCTGATTTTTCGGTAGCTTATCACACCGTCCACATGCTTCACGCGGTACCGGTGCTCATTTGCGTGTTTAAGTTGCCCGATACGGCAGGCAGCCTGCCGGGCCTGCTGCTGTGTCGTACAGTTGCGGGGGCCTTGCTGCCCCCGCGCCCCCGCTTAACCGGGGATAGAAAGGTCCGCCGAGCACTTCCACCAGGACAACGAGGTATCGTTGCGGAGGAAGAAGTGGAACGCGCCCGAGCTGGCACCGCCGTTGGAGTGCGCACCGCGCAGAACGATACGGGTGCCGCTTTTGTCGATATAAAAATAGTCTGCAAGATAGGTTCCGTTGCTTCCGCCGACTTCCTTTATGATCTGCAGCCACGGGAACCTCTCATCGGCCTGCAGGTTCTTGGCCCAGCCCTCGTTAGGCAGCGTGAGGGAATCCAGCTTCGTGTAGTTCTCAACGCTCGACCAGTTGTAGTTGGTGTCGTTGCAGATGTAAGGAACACCGTCCACGATTTTCCAGTCGCACTCAAAGCGCCACTGATTACCATATAGGGGATTTTCCACGCCGTAAAACACAAAGCTGTGTTTGCCGTCACTGTTGCTCACAGGGCTGCCGCAGGTGGAGAGTACACTGTTAGCCGTGCCGGTGGACTGCATGATGCGCCAGATTTTGTGATCGGTGGTCGTGGTTACAGCCTCGCCGGTGAAGCTAGCCTTCACATTGGCAGTGTCGCCCTCAATGGCCTCGATGGCCGTCACGATGCGCCGACTGGCGACGGTCTCGCCCTCGCCGCCGGTGCCGATGGAGATGACATTGCCGACCTCCAGCGCACCCTTGGCAACGATAACGGCAGCCTCGGAGGTCAGCACGCCGGTCACAGCGATGTCGGTGGCGTACAGGTCAGTGACGCCGCGCATCTTGCTCTGCACATTCCGCGTGCCGTAAACAACGATCATCAGGTAGGCCAGCACCTCAAAGTCGGCGCTCGTGTTGATGCAGTAGGTCTCGCCCCACAGCCGGGCCGCAGCCAAGAACTGCGAGATCGTCTTTTTGCCGGTGCTGACAACGCCCGCGATGCTGTGCAGCTTGCCGTCCGCGCCGATGCTGCCGGGGAAGGCGGGCAGGTAGCACTTCTGCTTGAGGGAGCCGTCCGCGTTCTGGAACTTCCGCGGTGCGCGGAATCCCGGCATCGGCACAGCCGACACACGCGGATTGACATCCAACATGCCGGAGACATAGAAAAGCGGTACCTCTACCAGCACCTCACCGTTGGTGCCATCCTCAATGTAGCCGGGCTGGCCCTTGTAGGCGTTGACCGTGACCGTGCCGTCCGCGTTCAGCGTGCAGCAGCAGCGCCGCATGCCCGCCCAAGGATAGACGCCGTCAAAGTCGTTCTGGCCGGCGCTGGTATCAGTTCCGGGGGTAAACACAAACTCCGCAGCTGCCCCCGTCCGCGTCCCCGCGCTGGTACTGCCGGAGAAGTCTACGCCGTAGAATGTAGCACCGACAGCCAAGGCCGCAGCCTTGGCAGATGCCGCAGCAGCATTCGCACTGCCCTTGGCCGCTCTCGCACTGCCTGCAGCGCCTTTCTCACTCTTGCTAGCGGCAGTGGCGCTTCCGCTGGCTGCATCTGCGCTACCCTTGGCTTCCGTGGAGCTGTTGGCCGCATCCTCGGCGCTCTTTGCAGCTGCATCTTCACTGGTCTTAGCAGCGGCGGCACTGTTTGCAGCAGCGGTCGCAGATTTTGCGGCAGCAGTGGCAGACGCTTTGGCATCTGCTACAATCTGCGCAAGCTTTTTGTACTCGTCCGAACTTTGGATCGCACTGTCTGGCACAGGGTTTTTGTCGAAGTGTAGCCAAAGTGGCGCACTGCCTGCAATGCCACCGCCGACAGTGATTTCAACAATCGGGTAATACTCGCCCCACCCAGTAGACATCTGAGGAGTGACAGCGAAATATGCAACTGTGCGCTCTGCGTTTACGCCGAGCGCGGGATTGTAAACATGGTGTCCATCGCGTTTATCCATGCGGATATTTACATCTGCATCGGACGGAACCTTGTACTCTGCACCGCCTTTTTTGAGCGTAACGCAAAGGACAGGGATTGTCTGGTCGTACTGTACCAGATTGACGACCTTTTTGTCGGGCCGACTGTCGAAGTCCACCGTGCAGTGTTTAAGCTGCGCAGTGGACAACGGTTCATAGATTGTTGCTGGCATGGTTTCACCTCTCCTTTATTCGGCATAATAGCATACACAGGTTACCGTTCCAGAGGTCTGAAAGTACGGCGAACCTGAATAGCTGTAATTGTTCGTGACCGTCACGATTCCAGAATTTGGATTGTAAGACAGAGAATACGAAAACCCTGTGCTTTGATCCTGCGCGTTTGCTGTAACAGATGCATCGCTAAACGCAAAATTTTCTGTGGTAAAACTTTGCCATCCGGGTAAATCCGTTACGCTAAAGGTCGCGCTAAAAGGGCCTTCGTATCTGTTTGTGTTAAGCGTTCCCAGAACTTTTCTTCTGAGTTTGGCGGCCCTTACTGTCACCTGTCCGTTTCCATCGTGGAATCCGGATGGGATAGTTGCCACGCCTCCGGGGGAAAGAGTTGCTCCCCAGCTGCCTTTGTTTGGCATCGAGCCGCCAACATTCACGCCAGCAGATGCGCTCGTGAAATTGTTGCCCTCTAGGACTGCCGATGCCGGAGCGCTACCCGCTTCAAAGCTGATTTCCGGGTAGCCAGCAGAGGATTTTTCCTTATACGCGCCCTCGTTGATTCGCACATAGATTTTGTTATCGGCAACGCCAAAAGACACAGGGGAAGTGACGGAGCCGCGCTTTTTCAGCGTGCCCTTTTTCAGCGTCTTGTCTTTGGCGTAGTAAGTATCGCCCTCCAGCACATCATCTGCGTCGGCGGTAGCCAGTGCCAGCTTGTTTGCGCCGAGGCCACCGCCGCCGTTAAAATTTAGCTGTGTGCCATCATAGGTGAACAGCACCCATCTGTCTTTGACAATTGTGTCCGCGTCAACGGCGTTTGCGCCCACATACGCAGGCACAGCCTTGCCATTGATGCTGAATGCGTCGCCGCTGGTGAACGTTGCAGGTGCTTTGAAACGGCCCACAGCGCCAGAGCCAGTCAGCGCAAACGTATTACCTGTTTTGGCGCAGCTGTACACCTGTACAGTAGCAGATGTGCCAAGTCCCGAAGGGTCGTAGACGTCTTTCAGCATGGTAGCGCTGCCCACCTTAATAGCTGCAATCTCGTCCGTCATCGATTTGATAAGGGCTTCATACTGCTGTTGCAGCGTGCCAGTCGGCAGGCCCGTCACGCCGTCGCGCATCAGTCCACACACATTTTCGTCAAGCATTGTGTTGGTGACATCCGCAGCGCTCACTGTAAGACTGCCAGCAGGGACAGACACAGTGTATAGGCCTAGCTCATACAGCAGCTCGGAGCGCGTTAGAGTGGGCGCTACAGGACTTGAAGCGGGTGTGCCGGTCTTTACATCAAATGTGCTTTCGTTAGTGCTCTTAGTGAAGCGAAGCACGATTCTGTCAATGCGGGGGAGCGCACCGTCCGCAATTGGGATTGCTACAGATACATTTTCCGTGCTAACAACGCTTTTCCCTTTGAACGTGCCGTTGTTAATCCAGGCCATGCCTGTCCCGATGGTGATTTTTCGTGCCTCTGTAACGGTTGCGGGAAACGATTCGGCAGCATATACACCGCTTGTGCGGGTGCAGAGGTAGGTCTCTGCATCTTCTGCCGTGTACTCCACGTCGTTCAGAGGATATGTGATAATTGCCATTTAGTACCTCTTTGTAATTACAGGTGTCCCGAGTTCAACGCTGTACTGTGTGACATTGTTCTGCGCAATAACGGTCTTTCCCATTATACGGACTTTCGCGTTGATGCCGAGTTCCGGGAAGATGCACGAAACAACATCGCCAATATCTACGCAGTCGGAATCAATGTCAAAATTCAGCGTTTCAAGGCGTAGCTGCTCAAGCAATTTTCCCTCGCCGTATTTCACAAGCCGCGCTTTGTAGTCTTCTAGACTTTCTTCCTCTTTCTGCTGCTCCTGCCGTGCATCTACATACATTTCGCGCCGGTCGGAGCCGGTCGAGGCAGTGTCGCCAGCGTAAACCGTAATTCGCGCATCGCCAGTGCCAGAGCCAGCAACGACAGCAACATTCTTGTAGTTCGCAGTTGATACGCAGTAATCAGGGTCACCGACATTTTGGAACCATGTGGAGAACTTCACGCGCTCGCTGTTGCCGGGCTTGTACACTTCAAACAACAGCTTCTTCTCGGCCTTGTCGAACCGGAATCGGAACCCGGCATCGACAGCCTGTGCTATCTTTTCGCAGTATTCCTCAATGGTCTGGTCAGATGTCTGCGCTTTGAACGTGTCTGCAATGCCGCAGGACGCGCCCAGAGCCACGCAGGGCCACGGTTCCATGTCTTGGATAAGATTACGCATCGCAGCTTCCGCGTTGATATTAGATAGCTCTGCCGTGCTTACACGGTCTCTTAAAATGCGCGTTGCAGGAGCGCCGTTCACAATAATCGTATTTCCCTTTGTCTGGACAGATTTAATAATCATAAGCGTGTCGCTGTCGTCAATTTCGCAGTAGTAATCCTCTTTCATGAGGTCGCTGTATTCCTGCTGCTGCGACAATTCCAGTTGGAACGTGCCAAGCTGGTTGTACTTTTCCGTCCAAACGAGCGACACAAATGTCTCAATTTGGCCGAGTTTGTTCAACTGTGGGTTATACACTCTACATATCATCACAGACCCCCACATACGCATCGTTGTAGAAAATGCTTGTGTTCAGGGCATGTTCTGCGCCATCTGTGTAAGAGTGCCGCAGAACATTGTCTCCCGCGTGGATATAGTACAGCGTGCTTGCATCATCCAGTTTCGGGAAAATGTTCGTCACAACATCGCCGCTCGTCTTTGTGACCGTCAACCGCTTGGACTTGCCCTCACGGCTGACTGTGATATATTCGCCAGCCTGCAAGGATTCATTGACCTTGAGCGTTTCCAGCGTATTCACATTCGTGATTTCTGGGTTCGACAGCGGCATTTGCGCATAGAAGATAATGGAGAATGTGACATCAGTGTCGCCATCGTTTACGAAGTTCATATACACGCTGCTATCTGTAACGCCAAAGGAGTGTTTCTTATAGTTTACAGGGAACTTGAACTTCGGTGTCAGCTTTCCAATTTGCTGTCCCCTGCGCCCGGCCGCAAGCCAATACGGAAACGGGCAAAGCACAGTAAATTGGAATGCTGCGTCCAGTTTCCGTTGCTTGAAAATCGGCGTTTTCTTTACTGTGCAGTTACAGTAATAGCTTTCATTGAAATAAAGCTTTCCGAACGAGTTCGGCGTCAGGGTGCGCAGCATTTTCCGCTTCATTACGCGACCGTCGCCCAGCAAATAGCCGCTGACTTCGCGCGTGATTTCACCGACAGTCGCGCTCTCAAAGGTCTTGCCGACCTGTTGAAAGCCCTGCGACAGTTCCACATCAACATCTACATCCGAAAGAGGGTCAATATTGACGATAGAGCCGTAGTCGTAGCCGAAATACAGTGTTTCGCCATCATCACGCACAAATCTTGCTGTGTACATCATTCACCCTCTTTCAAATTGCGCCCATCATGAGCGCCCGCCGCTGCTCATACTGCGCCTCGCGCATAAGATCTGCCGCAGTTTTGGCCTGACTGTAGATGTTTTGGATAACAGTCAAGCCGCCAGCAGCAGCGTTTTTCTCTCCTTTGCGGTAGCTGTCGGCCTCTTTAGCCGTCAGAACCATTTCACCGCGATGCAGGTTTGCAACATAATTGTTATAAGGAACATAGTCCAGACCGCCAGCGTGGGAGCCGTTTGTCTGCACCGTGCCGGTAAAGCCGGAGACCATGCCGTCTACGAAATTTCCGACCTGATCTTTCAGCCACCCGCCCATACTCTTAATACCATCGAGCAAGCTCTTTGCTGCGTTTACGCCTAAATCAAAGATTTTGCCGGGTAATTCCTCAAGGCCCGTAACAACAGCATCTAGCAAATCTTTTGCGGCCTGTTCGCCGTTTTTCCTCAATTCTTCGGCCCACTCTACGACTTTTTCAATCGTTTTTGTGAACCACTCTGCAATTTTCCCGGGCAACTGAGTAAAAAACTCAATCACGTTATTCAGGAACGTAGATGCAGCGTCGATTGCGTTGGACTTCATTTGCCCAGCCCATGCAATGACGTTCTGGATCGTGGTAGACAGGAACATTAAAACGTTGCCGGGCAGTTGCGTAAAGAACTCAACTACGTTTTGCAAGAATTGGGAGCCAGCCTGCCGCGCACTATCTGCCGTTTCTATCGCCCAAATTGCGATGTTTGCAAGCGCTGTGCCGAGAAATACACCTAAGTTGTACGGGAGTTGCGAGAAAAATTCTACAACAGTATTGATAAAATTACTTCCAGCTTGGCGGGCATTTTCCGCAGTTTGTGTAGCCCAGTCAGCAATGCTCTGCGCGGCGTTTGTCATGAACTCAGATATTTTATCGGGAAGCTGTTGAAACCACTCTATCGCACTGTTAATCGCCTCTGGAACGGTCTCTGTGAAGAATGTAACAACAGTGGTCTTTACGAACTCAAAAATTTCGTTGACTTTATTTCTGAAATCTTCGTTCGTTGCGTACAGAGTGGCAAATACTCCAATCAGAGCCGCAATCAGCGTGATTACGATTGCAATCGGGTTGGCTGCCATAACGGCGTTGAGCGCAGCCTGCGCAGCCTTGAGTTTGCCTTGCGCCAAAGAAAGCAAATCAATTTTCCCCGTAAGCAGCCCAACGACAACTTCTGACCCTTTGAGCGCGCCATCCAAAGCTCCCTGTGCAACTTCTGAATCAGAAAGGCCCATGCTGAACAGTGATACCGCAACTTTGGCCTCGTCGAAAGCAGTTACCATCTTCTGGATTTTCGTTCCAATTTGCCATCCAGCAATAGCAGTGCCAACCGCGCCAATGGCAGGAGCCAAGGATTCAATAACAGGGATTACTTCGTTGACTGCCTCTTTGACTTCATCGAAAATATCAAAAATTACACTAAAATCAGAATTTTCGATTGCGATTGTCAGCGCATTTACTATCGCATCGCCAAGAAAAGAGAATAATTCATCAATGATTGGCTGTAACTCGTCTGCCAAAAATCCAAGGCCGTTAAATAGTGCCTCTATCCCTTCTACGACGGTTGGCATCATGCCTTCGATAACAGTGCTGACTACAGGGGCCAACTGTGCGCCTATCTCGGTCATGGCGTTAATCAGCGTTGGGACAATTTCTTGAATACGCGGCAAAATGTTTTGAGCAGCAGTAAGAAGACTGTCTACGAAATTATTGATTAGCTGCTGAACATCCTGTTCTGGGTCTGCAATGCCTGTAAGCAGATTTTCCCAGGCGCTCTTCATCGAAGCTGTACTACCTTGGATGGTAGTTGCAGCTTCTTTGCTGGTTGTTCCCATAATGTCCATGTTTGCCTGTACGACGTGAATCGCCTGTACAATATTCGCATAAGACATACTGGTTGCATCAACCGTTACGCCAAGTTCTGCTTGCGTGTCCTTCATGGCAGCGGCTTCTTTTATTAACCGCTTCATTTCAGCTTGCGTGCCACCATAGCCGAGCTTTAGGTTGTCAAGCATGGTGTAGTTCTGCTTCGCAAAGCCGTTATATGCGTCTTGGATGGACGAGATGTTAGTGCCCATCTTGTTCGCATTATCGGACATATCCGAAATTGCAGTATTCGCCATTTCAGCGGCTTTTTGTGTATCGCCGCCCAAACTTGAAACCAGAGCTGCAGCAAACGATGTTGATGTCTCCATGTACTCGTTTGCAGACAGGCCAACGTTCTTGTACGCGTCCTTTGCATAGCCCTCGATAATACCTGCGCTTTCCTTGTACAAGGTTTCTACGCCACCGACAAGCTGCTCATAGTCTGCGTAACTGCTCAGGGATGCTTTGCCAACATCGAGAGCTGCACCTGCTGCCGATTTGCCAATAGATACAATCGTGCTGCCAACAGCTTTCAGACCATCAAAAACTGCGTTTCCAAGAAACGTTCCGCTGAATACATTCCAAAAAGATGTTGTTTTGCCGCTTGCATCGTTTAACTGCCGTTCATAATCATCTGTATCAAGACTTAATTTTGCGTTTAGATTAAATACGTCCAACTTCTCACTCCTTTCTTGTTGATTTTTTGTTAGCAATGCTGTATTCTAGCTTTAGGAGGTGTTTTTCTATGGCAAAAGCTAAAAATGCAGTTATCGCAGGAGATTACGTCGGAAAGAAGGTCAATCTTTCTTTTGGTCGGGTTCAACTCGACATGGGATTGATGCCCGCAATCACATTAGACAGAAGCACCGTTGCAGATTATTCCGTTCTGGATGAATCCCAGAAGAAATCTATGTCTTCTGGTGTGATGCGCGGTCTTGTTGGCAGCGCCATTCTTGGGCCTGCCGGTCTCGTGGCTGGCGCAGTCACCGCAAAGCAAAAAGGCATTTATCAGATTGCAATTCAGCTGAAAGAAGACCCGCAGTGGGTTGCAAGCGGTAAACGCTTTTTAATCGAGGTAGACGATAAAATCTACAAAGCCATTATGACAAACTGCTTCTAAAATGAGCCGCCCTATTTTTGGGGCGGCTCTTCCAGTTTTTTCAGCTTGTCTTTCATGTATTCTTTGATTTCATCCGCTGTTCGTGTTTCTTCTGGCGGCTGGTTGATTATATCCCAGTACCTTTTCGGCTCGCTTTCTGTTTTTATCATGTTTTTTGTAATCGTGATAAGCACATCCGACATATAAACACGATATGCCACTTCATCTGTTTTTTCTTTAATTCGGTATGGTAGTGCCGACATAAACGCACGGGCGCTCAGTTTCGGCATGCTTAAGATTGCAGCGATTACGCTTTCTGCGCCGTACCGAAAGACTGTTTGAAAAAATTAACGAAGTCCTCGTCTTTCACAAGCTCGTTAATCTGCGCCAACGTGCTTAAGAAGCCCTGCTTTCCGCATTCTTCTGGGGTGAGGCCGTTAAACAGAGAAAGAATCGCATATACGTCTTCTCTGTGGTCTTTCAAGAAGATGGGAACAAGATTCACAACTCGCGTAAGGCCGAACCTATAGACGTCAATCTGCGTATGTTCCCCTTTTGGAAGCTTGCGTTGAACCTCTGCAATCAGGTTTTTGTCATCGGCCATGTTCTGGATATGAGGGGCGGCGATGCACAAGACATCGCAGGTCTCGTCGGTAGTCATCTGAGAAAGCAGTCGCATTTTTATTCCTCCGCGTCGATGCTGTAGAATTCCATAGGGACAATGTCCTGCGCAGTGATGGAGACATGGCCAGTCAGCTCACAGGAAATCTGCCCCTTGCCGCTCTTAGTAGTCTGCAACGAGAAACCACCAGTGGACAAAGCGTTTTTCAGGCAGATAGCAACGCAGCCACCATCGGCGCGGTCGCCCACCCACCACAGTTCGTCTTTGAAGTCGGTCTGCTTCAAGTCGCGGCGTGGCGTAATCTTGTTCGTGGTAACGTCTGCACAGCCCAGAGCCATCTTGATGTTGTCAGGGGACGTGCCAAGAGCCTTGAAGGACATTTTGCACGCCCAGCCGTCCAGATGTTTCAGCTCTTTGGTGTTGACCGGGCAGTTGTCAACGTCCTCGCCCAAGTCGGAGAAGGTAGGAACGCAAGTGGCATTGATGCCGCCAGTAGTGGAGCAGATAATGTCGCCGTCCTGCGGAGCGGCAATGCTTGCGGGGTTAAATGTTTTCAACAGCACACCAGCGTCAAGCTGCAATGCGTCAAACGTATCTTTGGGAATAGCGGTAAATTTACCCATATTTTCACCTCAATTTTGGCATAAAAATTCGGCGGTAATGTTCAAATACCGCCGTTTAATGTTTTTGTCTGTTTCATCTGCCAGTGCTTGACAGAAAGGAGAACCGCGCCGAATCCAAATGTAGCCGCCGTCAAATTTCAGCAACTTGCCGCCGATGCCGATAGCGTCCGAGATTTCCTGCGCTTTGGCATTTGGGACAGCCTCAGACGTCGTATAGAACCACAGGTTCACCGTAAGCGACGGCGCGCCTCCTTCAGCGTCAAAGACCGCATCATAAGTCAAGTATGGGAGTACAACGTCGTCCGGAACGGCGTTTGTAGCATACGCAGGAAGAAAGCTATCGAAAAACCGCTGTAGTGCAGCGCCCTTTGTCATTTCGGCAGCCCTCCCATGCGTTCAGCCGTAAAGCTCATTAAGTTGCGCAGCATAGAGGAAGCTGTTTTCGGGGCTTGCTTTTCTTCCGGGCGGCTTGTTACGCGATAATACGCGCCCGTTTCAACGTCCTTGTATATGCTGCCATACTCAATCGGCACATCCCGGTTGACAACGCCGGTATATACGCTGGTCACGCCCTCTGCTTCTGCACGGCGGGCCTCCAAACTGCTATCCAGCGAGACGAAATTGTCAAACTCCGCGCCCTCTGTCCACTCGACAACATAGCCACCTTCGCCGTCCGGTTTTGTGGTCTTGTCCATAATGCAGCAGCGGCGCGAAAACGCATCAAGTAAATTCATAATGATACCTCACATCGCCATTTGGCTCTCTATCTGCAACGACGCGAGCATTGCTTGCGTTCACAAACATTTCGACGATTTTTAAGCATCCCTCAGCTGTAGATTTGTCAATGTTCATGCTGAGATTTACAGTAACATCGACGCCGAGTTTATCGGTTTTCATTACAGTTTCCTCCACTTGTTTAGCCGTGATGCAAACACGCCCTGCCAGCCCGTCACAGAGCCGCTAGAATTGCCGTTTGCGCTCGATTTGGTGTAACTGTACCCGGCAAAGCTCTCACTCTGAAATGGGCTATTTGCGGCGTTCTCGTACTGCGTGCGCCACGCCTTGATTTCTTCTTCAAGGTGCAGAAATTCGGCAGGCACGGCCATGGCCCAGATAGCCCCGTCAAAGGTTTCATCCCTCAACGAGCAGTTACCGCATTGATATACACCATCGTTCAGAACGCTGCCCACAATGCGGAAATACTGTCCGGCACGCAAAAAAGGGAGCGCAATGCTCCCGCCCTTGATGCTGAACTCGCCCAGATGGACGCCATTCTGTGTGACAAACCAGTTCCGGCACTCCCTCATCAATTCTTCAAGCATTGCACTCCCTCTTTTTTACTGTACAGCCTTGTCAGACTTTGCGCTCTTGGTTTCTGCGGGCGTAATGGTGGCAACGGCGATGCCGTCAAGGTATTCGGCCCACAGCTTCATGCCCATCAGAGCGTACATATCGCCAGTTGCGCGGCTATAGTCGCCGTCAACATGCACACCAATCAGGTTGGTTTCGCCCTCGACGGTATAGTTCAGGCCCAGTTTGGCGAAATCGCTGTCTGCGGGGTCGATGTAGTACAGGTCGATGTTCTCAACAGGGACGGCAATAACCTTGTTGCGGGCGATGTACTTTGCGGGCAGCAGGAACAGGGTGGAATAACCCACGAAATTCTGGACATAGGTCAGGCCGAATGCGGTCTGAGTGGTGATTTCCTTGTCGCCCAGATAGCCGTAGAAGTCCAGAATGTTGGCAAAGCCGACAACCTCGGTAACATCACGATCCATGCTGGCGAACTTGTCCAGCACGTTGCCCTTTGCCAGAGCAAGACCCTGCTGCCAAGTGGTAGCAGCTACAGCCAGAGAGCCAGTGTTCAGGAAGGTGTAGAAGTCTCCCAGAACCTTGTTCTGCAGGGCGACAAGGAACGCCTCGTCGGTCTTTTCAACGGCAACGTCTGCGCCGTACTTGGCGACAGCCTCAACGGACACGCTCTTAGCATACTTGGCAATCTCAATGTCGCCGTAGGTTTTGGGCGCGACCTTCATCTTGGTCAGCGGAATCTCATCGCCCTCGGCAACGGACGTACCGCCAGCCAGAGTGCCGTCAACAGCGGCCTCATAGGAGACTAGCTTTGTGCCGGGGGCCTTGCGGATGGGGCGCATAATGCCCATGATGGTGCGCAGCGCGTCCCAGTTCTTGCCAAAGCGGGTGACAAAGTCAACCTCGCGGGCGTTGACAGTAATCTGGGCAGCGGTAGTCAGGTTAGTTTTTGCAGCCATATTTTGGCTCCTTTCTGTTAATCGTCAGATTCGTTTTGCATGAGGTTCACAAGCGCCGCCTGCCGCTCGGAGGTGGACAGTACATAACGGCCCTTGTCGTCCGTCTTGTAGATGTCCTCCCGCGTCAGGGTCTTGCCGCCATTGTTGGAGGGGGGAGTGGGGCTGTTTGCGCCTTTTGTGCTGGTCGTGGTGATGTACTCGCTGTAATCGGATTTAAGGCTTTTTTCCAGCGCAGCAGCGTCTTTGATAGCGCCCTTTTCATCCAATTCCAGTTTGTCAAGCAGGCCGTCTCCCTTTGCAAGGCGTGCGACAGAGGAAATCCGTTTTTCAGAAATGCCGATTTTCAGCAGGACGTCGGACAGTGCCTTTTCTTTGGCAGCCGTTGTTTTTTCAGCGTCTACGTTGGCCTTGTAGTCCCCGAAAGCCTTGTGCTCTGCTTCATACTTAGCCTTGTAGCCGCCGTCGCCCTGCGCTTTCAGGTCGTCCAACTCCTTCTGAACGCCCGGAAGCTTTTCTGCATCGGCTTTATACCGCGTGACGTCGTCCTTCAGCGGGTCAACAACGCCCAGATGGAGCGCCACCAGCTGATTTTCAATTTCGTCAGTGCAGCTTTCGCCAATGATTTTACGGATTTCAGCGCGTGTAAATTTTGCCATGGGGGATCTCTCCTTTTCTTCGGTGGCGGTTCTTCGCCATTTGAGTTTATTTATTCAAAACAGCAGTGCTTCGCTGTTTTTTTGTATAAAAATAGCACCTGCCGCAAACGCGGTAGATGCTAATAAAAAGAGCCGAGAGGCTTATTTGCCTTTCAGCTCTGCTTCGATGATTCTTTTGTACTGTTCGCCGTGCTCGGCAACGGCAGGCTTGATAAAAGGCTTTGCCCGTTGGCCGTGCGTCAAATGCCAATCGCCTTTTTCGTCTTGATACACCCACGGCGTTTGTCTGCCGCCGGGGTAATATATGCCGGTTCCGCACTCAACGTATACGCCGTATTCGCTATTTGTGCCGACATATGCGGCTTTTTCGCCGTCGCTTACAGTATGTGTAATGCTGTTGCGCAAGTTGCCTGTGTCAACAGGGCATAGCTTTTTAGCGTACCCCTCACCGACAAGCCCGCACTTTTCCAAAGCCCGCTGGCAAGCGGATTCCAGCGCTTCTAATACTTCATCGCTGTGGTCTTCAAGTGTGATTTTCATCGTTTTCTAAGCGCATAACAACGCTATATTCATCCATAATATTGCATACCAGCGTTTTCCCAGTTCGAAGATTTTCGATGTCATCTTCTGTAATAATTACATCATCATATCCAAACATAGATATGTGCTTTTTTGCTTCATCATCTGTGTCGTAAGCTGTAAACTTTTCACTTGATGTATCCCCTAAAAATCTTTTTATTGGATTCATGACTCTTACCTCCTACTTTTTAAGTGGGATTCTCATCGCTCAATTCTCGCTTCACCGTTCTTGTCCTTAACGATTTCATCTTTGTAAAATTCATCGTAAGACTGTACGGCTTTAGTAGGTGCTTTTTTTGTCAGCTTGTAACAAAATTCCGTTTCGTCGAAATAGTACCAATCCTTATTTCTCATAAAATATGGTTCGGTTTTCATTTTACAAGCCCCTTTCTTTCAAGCCAAACTAGCATAGCCTTGCCAAGCTCGTTAGGCGCGCCAAGCTGGCTGTTTGCAAACACCTCTGCAAAAAATTCTGCGTAATTTGTTCTCCCATACCGAGAAATATTATCTCCCAATTTGAAGTTTACATTAGCTTCTTTCGCAATGTCAAGTATTTCTGCGCAACACCTTTTTTCTGTGTCTGCCCATATCTTTTTATATTGCTTAAGTCTTGCCTTTTCCGTTTTCTTGCTATAGTCAATGGACGCTTTTAGCTTTTCAAGCCCATAATCTTCCATAGCCTTTTTTATGACAGTATTCTGTACCATGTGGCCATATTCATGCGTTACAGTGTATATTGATGCATTTTCCTTCAAAGCTGGCATTATATAGCCGCTTTCTATCTGAGACAAAGTTTCGGTAATATTGCTTTTATAGCTGTTAAAAGCTATGGGACACAAAGACAGATTTTGGTTTGTTGGGTCTGTGACTTTCGCACCGACGTATGCATCTGTCGCTCTTCCGCCTGATACGGAGCATATAGAGCCTGTGGACTTCTTAACAGCACCGAATGTTTGTTCGAGATTATGCAACTGCTTTGTGCAATCAATGGCGAGCCTTTCATCAACATTGCGAACAAAAGAATCCTCAACAAGGTTGAACCCAATATCATTTAGCAACGCCTCTTTGCAGTCTTGCATTGAATGCAAATTAAGTTCAGCTTTTTCCTTGACTATTGCTTGCTCTTTCTTCCACCCCGCCCACTCTGCATAGGTCATATCTTCCACAAGCACAGATTCCCCAGTTTCTGGGTCAATAGCGCGTCTGCCGCCGCTGCTTGTATCCTCGCCGTCAACCTCTGCAATTTGGGTGCATCGGCAGTTATACACAAGATAACCCGGCGCGGAACTGTCTCCCGGATACATAAGCTCGTAACCGTCAACCTTGAACGGCTTGTCAACGTCTACTGTCTGCCCATCAAGCATTGCGTGCGCGTGGCGTGTGCGGTTGTCCAGCGTTGCCAGCCAGCGTTTTTTGAGCTTTATGCCCATGTCCTGCGCTGCGCGGTAAGTATCTAGACGTCCCGCGTTCTGTGCCCCTGTGACCGCCGTTCTGGCCGTTCTGATAGCGCTCGCGCGGCTCATATCCCGCATACGGCTTTGCAGGTCATCCGCAATCTTGCCAATTCCCTTGCCTTGCAGGATGGAGCTTGTAACGCTGGCTGTAATTTGTTGCTTGCCGTACTTCAAATCAATGCCGCGCTGCAATGCCCGCTTTGGAGGGTAGTACGGCATCAAGTCAGGCTGTTCAACGATCAGACGTTTCACTGTTTGCTCATCCCACAGCGCAAAGTCTGAGCTGTCGCTTACCTGCTCGATTTTGTAAGCTGCATAATTCCGGTTCAGCGTGTAGATGCCCGGCGTGGCGTCATTGACGTATGCCACAGCCGTTGCATTGGCATCGGTGTATCTTTCTGCCACCTTGTCCCGCAGCGCCGTAAAACGCTTGCCACGGCCCATCTGCGCAAGCCGCCATTGCTTGTACTGCTGCTCTGTGATTTCGCCTGCATCAAGCTTTTCTTTCATAGCGGCATCACGCTTCTCGAACTGCTCAAAATAGGATTTCACCGTGTCGGTCAATTCGTCAGCAGCTTCTTTGTACAGCTTTGCGATGCGCTGTTCCAGCTTGGCAAGCTCGGCATCTGTCATTTTGTGTGCGTAATCAGGTTTCGCCATTGCCGTTCATTCCTTCTCCCGGCTGGTTCTGTGGCTCGTTAGGTGGCTGGTTGGTAATTGTACGGTCTAACTCCTCTGCCGCCTTTCGCCTCATCAAATCCTCGTACTGGTCTGCGTCGCCGAGAATAGTAAGCAGCTTTTTGGTGATGTACTCATCATCGTAGTACTCCGCGCCCAGCAGCACTGTCTGCGCCTCTTCCTGCTTGTTGATAATCTGGTTGCGCGTGTATGTCGGGTCGTCATCAAGCCCGGCAACCGCCAAAATGCCCTTGATGCAGCGCGTTACGCAGCTTTCAAACTTGTCCGTTTTCAGGTCGAGTGGCACATAACTGGCCTTGATGGCCGTTGCAGTTTGGTTGCCGGCGCTGACAGCCGCAGAATCAAAGGCCTGAAAGTCCTCGTATAGCTTTTTGGTGAGCATATCAATAGTCGCCTGCGTGCCTTGAAACGGCGCTTCGATGCTCTGTGGCGTGGCCTTCGCGCCCTCGTAACCGTCAGCGTGGGCGACATGAGTAGTTTTTAGGCGCTCAATGAACTTTGTATCGTCCTGCTCGTCCATTCCTCCGCAGTTTGTCAGAACCCAGAAAATCAGGTTTCCCTCGTCAACATTGTTTACCATGTTGGAGCTTGCAAGGTCGAGCGCGTCAATGGTATTCTGTCGCCCCTGTAACTCGCTGTGGGCCTGCTCGCCGTTTTTCAGCGGGATAATGGGGAATCCGGGATAATTCTCACCGTCATAAATTTCTGTTCCGTCTGCCTCGCTTGTGCGCAGCTTCAACTTGTAAGCGCGTTTCGGCTTGAGAATCGCCATATCATCGCTTTCTGGCTTTAGATACTCTGTATAGCCGTCAAGCTCGTACAGCGTGGCGCGCAGTGGCTTATTGTCTGCCACCTGCCAAAAACGGATTCCGGCTTTAATGGAGCCGTCTTCCTCGTCGTACAGGGGAACAAATTCCTCTGCTGCGAACACCTGCACATGGTCGAGATTCCAGAATAAGAAAGACTGCCCGTCAATCAAAGCATGGCGGGCAGCGTCCATAATATCTTCGTCAAACGTCGCACCCAGCGCCTTTTTTGTCTCCGGCTCCTGAAATGAAACGCCGTTGCCCAGCAAATACGAAACTTCTTGGTCTACGACCAAGCCAAAGAACTTGCTTGCTATCTTGTGATTTGCCGTGTACATGTCACGGTGCGCCTTGCCCTGCATGTCGTAGATGAATTTCTCGTATTTGTTGATTGTAGGGTTTTCTCCGTGGTAATACTTGTTTGCGTTCGCTGCAAGGCGTGTGCTATGGTCGGCCTTATACTCATTGATTGCGCCCAGTATGAAACTCATGCGGGCCTTTTCGTCCTCGCCAACCGCTACAAAGTCTTGGTATGTTTTCACGTCTTCTCACCGCCTTTACACGAAAATGCTCTTGTATCTGGTTTCGGCGGTGCCTCCCGCCTTGTTCGCTGTGCTTTCCATCGCATAACGCACCGCGTCAATGTGATGGTTGTTCAAATCGGGGTATCCTTCTAAGACTTCACCTGTCTTGCCGTCCCGCTCGTATTCATACTCGCTAAACTCTTTTGCAGTATCCGGGCAACGTTCCGGGTCAATGACAATCTCTTCCAGCATTTGCAGCCATTTTGTGCCGTATCGAACCGATTTCGGTCCTTTGCGGGCCGGAAATGTTTTCACGCCGTACTTGTTATAGTCCGCAATGGATTTCGGCTCAGCGCTATCCGCGCAGACTTTGTCCTCGCGCGTCAGCCCTCTATCCAAAAGCAGCTGCGCGGTGTCTCGGTTGCTGGTTCTGCGCCGTGTCAGTTCATCAAAGATGTACAGCGTTCGCCTCGCTGCATCAAAGTGCATCGCATTGTATGCCCACGGGTCAGGGTACCAGCCCCAGTCAACGCCGCGCTTGATTCGGTCAAAGCTGGCAATCTGTTCATCTGTGATTTTCTCAATGCGCAGATTCTCAAATACTGCCGTGCCGCTGCCGACAACCTCGCCAAGATACTCATGCCGGTATGCTGTTTCGTTTGTGCGCTCCAAGTATTCAGCATCGGCAAGAAACCGCTCTCCGAGCCATTCTGCTGGCGTCGTTTTATAGGTGGAATGATGTATCAGTTTTCCAGCCCGCGCTTTCAGAGCGTAGCCATTTGCCCAGTTCCGCGCCATTGCTGGCGGGTTGAAACTCTTGAACGTGATGAACCAGTCACCGCCGCGCAGGCAGGACTGTTCCACATTTCGGATTTGCTCTTCCCCGTCAAACTGGTCAAGTTCCTCAAACCAGCAGATGCCTATATAACCAAACGGCACTTTGATTGACTTTACCTTGCCGGGGTCATCAACGCCGAAAAAAAGCACCTTTTGCCCGGTTGGCAAATAGGTGCATTCCATCGGGGAGACCGTGCAGCGGAAATGGTCGTGCAAGCCAAGCTCATTGATAGCCCAGACGATCTGGGCATAAACGCTTGTGCGCAGTGTGTTTCCGACCTTACGGAAAACCGCTGCGTGGCACTGCGGATGCTTGATAAGCTGCAAAATCAGTTCTATGCTTATATAGCTTGATTTGGTAGAGCCGCGCCCACCTTTCGCAAGCAATTCTTTTACGTTGCCAGCCTTGATTTGGCGGTGCGCTTCAGCAAAGCAAGGGGAAACTATGGCAGACAATTTATTACAGATCATCTATGATTTGCACCCCACCATCCTCTTTCTGTTCAGGCGTATCGCTCTGCCCCAGATACTGTTTTCCGAGCCAAATTGCCATATTTGCGTTTTTTTGGGCAAGGGCGAATTGATACCGACGCAGAGAGCATTTTCCCTTTCCTCGCTTTTGCTTAAAAACTACGGAAAAACTATCCTTGTATGTCCTTTTGCACCACGCATCAATC